AAAAGCTGCTACTGCTAGCAGTCTCATTACTGAGCAGCGCGATTTTCGTATTGATTATGTGGCTCCAACAAAATCTAAGTACAACAAATCAGTTAGAAAGTTTCAAACGAAAGTTATGAAAGCCCTTCAACGCATCCATCCTGTTGTATCGAAGATATATACGCTTGGTAACGTATCGACTGTCACCACAGCCGTTACTGAGCAAGTTTGGCAAGCCTATCATTTGAAGCCGTGGGATGGACAACCAGCCGCTCCCGGAGCTGGTACTCTATTTAATGAACAAGCTCAATTTGACGTCAAAGATATTGGGAACGAACTTGCTGCTGCCAATTTGAGCAACAACTTTACCATAAAGTATGCTGAAATGGAAATCAGTGTACAGAACAATCAAGCTTCTGCTGATTTGAATATGGATATGTTCGTCCTTGAGTATGTTTCTAAATCTGGAAGCCCTATTAATCAGTTTGCGTCGTTCAATGCCGCGTTAGTTGCGGCGATTGGCGCTACAACTACCCTTGGAACTGCTTATGACTTGAACCGCTTCGGGACGTCGCCTTTTGATATCTCAGCTCTTATTAGAGATTATGGGATCAAGGTTGCTAAGAAAGTGACCTTTGTAGTCAAGGCAGATGACATCTTTACTTATAGACATAAGGATTATAAACGCCATGTCTTTGACTTTGACGCGTTGAATACTGATTTGAACGCAAAGTTTTGCATCCAGGGCAAAACGACCACGGTTCTGTTGATTGCAAGACCCGCTGGCAATGATGCTATTAACGGTTTTAGAGCGTCAGCAATTAAGCGTTATCACGTACAGCCTGAGTTCCAGAAGGCTGACATCACTTACGGTGGTAGAGATTGAGTGGCGTGATAAACAACGTAGTGTGATATTTCTTGATCGATTGTCGATCTATCCGATTAATAAAAAAGATATAAAAGCAGGCGTAGCCGTAGCCTTTTCCTATCTTTCTTTTGACTATGCCTGCTCCACAATATAGATATTGGATCCTCACTATTCCAGCAGATAAATGGGCCGATCCTGGTAGCTTGCCGGAAGGATTTACGTATGTAAAAGGTCAGTTAGAGATTGGCGAGGGAGGGTTTGAACACTGGCAGCTAATAGCTTATCTTTCCAAGAAGTGTACATACACAAAGATGATATCATTATGGCCTCCTGAAGCGCATATAGAACATACCCGCAGCGAGAATGCTGAGGAGTATGTATGGAAGGACGAGTCCTCTCAAGGGTCTCGTTTTGAGTATGGCAAGAAGGCCTTCAAGAGGAATTCTTGTCTAGATTGGAACGAATGTTTTGATAATGCAAAGAAGGCCAAATTTGATGATATTCCTGCCGATGTCAAAATACGCTGTTGGAATCAATTTCAGGGTATCGCGAAATATTACATGCAGCCTACTGACAGAGGCGAAGTAAAAAGCCACATTTATTGGGGCGTATCAAACTCAGGGAAAACCCATCTCGCGAAAGTTGAAAGTGGATACTTTGATAACCCTGATGATGTGTACATGAAGATTCCATCTACTAAATTCTGGGATGGTTATCGTGGCCAGAAGAACGTAATCATCGATGAGTTTGATGGTCAGATTAACCTCTCACATTTGAAAGTATGGTGTGATCCAGCCGGGACGGCCTGTCAAGTAGAAATTAAAGGTGGCGCAGTCTCTCTACAAGCCACCCATTTCTGGATCACATCGAATCGAGATTGGCGCGATTGGTACGCACCAGGCGCAGGGCCCAATGATATTGATGCTATCAGACGCAGGTTTGATATAAAGCACTTCGATATGAAGCTTCATTAATAAAATACATGTCGGATGATATCTGAGACCCCGAGCAGCCATTAATAAATTAATGACCGCTCAGGATCTACAAGTTAAAACACATAGTCGTTTTGACTCGTCGCCCGTCGCAGCAGCAGAGCTCACGCCCCACCGTCCGAAGGGTGTAGGGGCCTGCAGACAGGAGGCCCGACAGGGCCGACGCCCTCCAAGGCCCCGGAACAGGTGGGGCGGGAGTGATGATGCACGGCGGCGTACAAATGTGGTCCGATACAGTAAGACAGCGGCGTAGCCGCCTAGTATTACTTACTGTATCGGAGGATACTGGCGACATTATTTTCGTACATATACATTATACACACTGGAATGCGAGGAACAGGAACAGACAAGCGCAAACGCCCCCCAACTCCACCGAGAAGAAAGTCTGCCAAGAGACGAAGAGTCTCTGAGCGCAAGAAAAAAGCTGCTACTGCTAGCAGTCTCATTACTGAGCAGCGCGATTTTCGTATTGATTATGTGGCTCCAACAAAATCTAAGTACAACAAATCAGTTAGAAAGTTTCAAACGAAAGTTATGAAA